GATTATATTCTACTAATCAGTTTGTTGATTCTGATACTGCTACAATTTCAGTTGATAATTCTGGAATTTATCCAAGGTTAAAATTTAATGTAACTAATGTTGAGTATGATGAGATTCAAAATGTTAGTTTAACAGAAGCTTATAACTACAATTTCACAAATACAGGTGCATCATATCCAATTGCATTATCTTTTAATAGTAAAATGCTAATAAATCTCATAAATGATGATGTTTCTAATGATGGTGGTAATGTTATAATAATGTTAGATAAGGATCTTAGAAATAAACAACAAATAGATATATTTGTTAAGCCAGAGTATGCGCAGTTTGCACAGAGATTGTATGTTAATATGAATTTTAATTATAATAATACATTATCAGAGGTTAATATTTTTAATGTTGATTTACCAACAGATATAGAACCTTTAGGTTATAATATATTAGCACCACAAACATCAAAATTCAGTGATAGTTTTTATTTAAATGAAAATATATATGTTAATTGTACTGATATAAATACAGGTGCATCATATTGCTCAACAGGTTTTACTGAAATAATTTTAACGGAAGATATATTTAGAACTGGTAATACAGTTTATGTGCAAAATCTTTATTTATTAGATCCAAATGGTAATACTGTAGATTATAGTGGTGCTTATAAGATATTAAATAAAATAGGTATTAATATCACGATTGATTTACAAGTATTTGGTCATAAGTTATTAGGTCAGCCTAGAGTTAGTTATTATAGAGGTTTACAAGTTTCTATTTTAAGAGTAAATGGTGAAAATACTAGTACATTTAACCAAAGATATAATGTAACTTATAAAATAATTTAATTTATGGATATATTAGTTGGCGATTTAGTTGGTAAAATTAAAGAAGTTTTTGATTCAACAAAAGTTCTTTCTGTTGAAAGTGTTTATGAAAAAATAAATGACTCAGAAGATTTAAGATTAGTTATATCTATGAATAAAATTTTGTATGATGATGTTAATATTATTTATACAAAAATTATTTTTAATTGCGATGGAACAAAATCTAAAATTACTAAAAATAATTTTACATATTTATTTGATATTAATTGTGAGTATGTTAGAATAGAATTTTCAACATTAGAAGATTTTTCAAGTAAGATATCTAGTATTTTTAAAGAAAACAAATTTGGTGATAATATCAAAATATTATCAAAATTTGTTAAGTCACCATCAACATTAATAAACGAATGGTTTCAGGAAAATAAAATTACAGATTTATCTATAATTAATGTTAAAGAAGAAAAAATAGATATTATGCCTTGCAAATCAATGTTTTTTAATTTTACGGTAGATTTAAATAATAATCAAAATGTTGATTTAACAATTTCAAAAGAGGGAGAGAAAGAATATATATTTAAATTTAAAATTTTTAATAATATATATGAAGATAAGCAAGCTGATTTGAAAAAACTTGTTGAAACAATAGGTGATAACTTAAAAAATAAAATTAAAATATAATGGCTAGACTTACAAAACTTAACAGAGTTTTTAATAGAATAGAATTAAATTATACAAATTTAACAAATCAAATAATAAATTGGTTAAGTTCGGCATATGAGAAATCGAGTATTCTTTTTAATCCTGCATCACCTTATGGTCAAATATTAGAGGTTATTAAAGAATTTTTTATTCAAAATATCTTATATTTAAAGAATTTTGTTAAACAATTAGATATAGATCAAGCTAATTCTAAAAGAATGATCAGTAATATAGCTAGAATTTCTGGTCATAACCCATCACGATCATTATCAGCAAGAGGTACACTTAAATTAAAACTTAAACAAGGAATCAATATTGATCAAGAAATATCTGGCGCACAAGTAGTTATATATGACGAAACACTTATTAAAAATAATACAAATAGTCTTTATTATACATTAAAAATCGGTACAAGTAGAAATTTTTATCCATTATTACCTGGTTGTCAATTTTTTGTAAATGTAGTTCAAGGAAAATATGAAAACCAAACTTTTACAGGTGATGGTACAATAGCACAATCATTTCAAGTTACAGTTAGTAATAATTCTAATATTGATAATTTTGATTTTCAAGTTACATTAAATGGAATCAATCTACAAATTAGAGATCATTTGTACGATATGCTACCTGATGAATATGCTTGTTATGCTAGAACTGGGTTTAATGGGGGATTAGATATTTATTTTGGAAATAGTATTAATGGTATAATTCCACCAATAGGTTCAGTAATAGAAGTTAAATATCTATTAACTAATGGTTTAGTGGGAAATATATTAAATAATAAATCTAATGACTTTACATTTATTGATGATATTTATGATGATACTGGAAATGTATTACAAGCAAATCAATTTTTTGATATTTTTATTGAAACAGATATAAAGTTTGCTAGTGATGGTGAAAGTATAGAATTCACAAAATCAATTATTCCTTATGTGTCAAGAAATTTTGTTCTTGCTACTCCTTCACAATTTATATATCATCTTAGAAAGTTAAATATGTTTTCTAAAGTTAATGCTTTTAATACGTTAGATATGATTAAAATTGATATTAATAGTGATGGTGTTTTAGATAATATTAATATTAATGAAATGTATTTATATTTAATTCCAAGAATAACTGATTATTTTTCGATAGATATTAATTATTTTAATGTTCCTTTTGATGCATTTTATTTAGATCAAGTAGAAAAAGATAGAATAATAACATATCTTAAGATTCAAGGTATAGTTAGCATTACATCTACAATTACTATCATAGATCCTAATATTAAAAAATTTGTTATAAATATTTTTATTAGAAGATATGAGGATGTTTCAGAAGATAATATTAGAGATCAAGTTACTAATATGTTATCTTTATATTTTTCAACTTATGATAGATATGACCGAGTTATTAAAGCAGATTTAATTAGTATATTAAAAACAATTGATGGTATAGATTCAGTTAATTTAGAATTTGTTGGTCAAGATAATGAAAATTATCATAGAGATGGTGCATTATTATCATCAACATCACAAAATGTATTACAATCAACTTATGTTTCTTCTAGCAATTCTGTTAATGTTTCAGCTTCTAATTATAGAAATGTTGTAACATCACAACAAAATCAACAGAAAACTAGTGCAGATCAAAGTTCATCAACAAATACAAATTTATTAGCAAATTCAATATCTACAAATAGTTATGCTTATGTCACAGAGCCAAATATATTAGACCAAGCTGGTGTTAGTAATACACAATCAGTTGGCTATTCTACATTAGTTTCATATACTAATTCTACAACATATGATGCGTCTAAATTAATTGGAATGGACCCTATTTTAGGCGATATAGTCATAGGAAGTAACGAACTAGTTATATTGAGAGGCGGCTGGAGTAATAGAAATGGTGTATATTTTAGTGAAGATCCAAAAACAACAACTGGTTTTAGCTCAGTTAATATTATTTGGAAAGGTGTGACACCTAGAAGTTAATCTTTACCTATAAATTCATTAAATATTTCTTCTTTATTATTTAATACAAAGGTGTGAATATAATATGCTAATTTTTTATAATTTTTATATTCAGATATTTCATTAATTTTATAGTCTTCTAAAAAGTTATCTCCAGCAGATAAAATATACTCATCGTTTTTATTAAACCAATAAGCTAATTCATAAATTTTATCATCTACTTTCATAGATAATAACACAACAATACCATTATTAATCTCACCTATATAATCTATAACTGATATAAAATTAGAATCTTCCATAGAAAAGAGTTTTTTTTATATATATAATAAAAATAAGGTTTCAAAATGGCATTAAAAAATGTAAAAGATTTGGTTATAAGATATCCTGGTCATCCTAAATATCAACCAGATAGAATTATAGAGGATGATGAAGTTGAAGTAATAGTACAAAAATTAGAAATGATACTTTTTACTACTAAAGGTGAAGTTTTAGGTGATATTGAAATTGGTGTTAACCTAGAATATTATTTGTGGCAAACTAGAATAACAACTGGTAATTTGAAATCTAAAATACAAGAACAAATTACTACTTATATCCCTGAATTAAATAGTTTAGGATATACATTTGAACTTCTGTTATATGAAGGAACATTAAGAGATATTCTTTATTTGAATTTCACAATAAAGGGTTATAACATTGAGTTTATTTATGAATAAAAAATATAATATTTATGGCTGAAAAAGTTGACGAGTTTATTTTAACTACAGAATTAATAGAAGAAATAGAACAAAAAGAAAATTTTGGTAAAATTCTTAAAAGACATGAGAAAGTTTGGTTTTCAAATACAAGAGGTGTTCGTAAACCATACCTCACATTCGCAATGTCAGACTTTGAATTTGAAGAATATATTAAATGTAAAATGAACATTCATTATTTCGCTGAGAAATACTGTCAAATTAAACGAGAAGATGGTACAATTGGTCCAATGAAACTTCGTGATTATCAAAAAGATATAATAGATTTATATACAAAAAATCCAAGAAGCATTTTAATGGCTTCAAGACAAACTGGAAAATGCAATTCATTTATAACCAATGTTTTAGTTGCTTCAGAGACAGGTGAAACAATAAAAATTCCTATTGGACTTCTTTATTATAATGAGGTTAAGAAGGAAAGAAAATTAACTTTATTGGAAAAAATAAAAATCTTTTTGTATAATATTTTATATAAATTACAATAAATAAGTTAATTAAATGATTAAAGAAATAGAAATAAATATCAATATTGTTGGTAGAAATTTAAATAAATATAGAGATTTAGGATATAAATGTGAAGTTGGTCAAAATATTTTAATAAATATTAATGATATACAAAAAAATTCACATGTTATAATCACTGCGATTTGTGATAATTGTAAAACAGAAAGAAATATATCTTTATATGCATATAATAAAAATTATAATAAATATAATTTTTATTATTGTAATAATTGTAAACAATTAAAAATAGAAAAGACAAATATAGAAAAATATGGATTTAGTAGACCAATACAGAATAAAAAAATTAGAAATAAATTAGAACAAACTAGTTTAGAAAGATACGGCAATAAAATATGTTCTAAAAATACTGATATAATAAATAAGAATAAAATGTCACAAATATCCAATTTATTTAAAAAATATAACTTTTTAAATATTAATAATATAGAAAGTGGAAATTGTCAAATATTTTGTGATAAAAATCACATGTTTGATATTAATTTTTCATTATTAAATTTAAGATTAAAATACAAAACAATATTGTGTACAAAATGTAATCTAGTATCTTCTACTAAATCTGGGTTAGAAATTCAATTTAAAGATTTTATTCTTTCTAATTATAATTATAATATACTATATAATAGTAGATCAATAATTGATCCATTAGAATTGGATATTTATTTACCAGAATTAAAATTAGCATTTGAGTTTAATGGTTTATATTGGCACAATGAGATAAATAAAGATAAGAATTATCATTTAAATAAAACTGAATTGTGTGAACAGCAAGGAATACAATTGATTCATATTTATGAAGATGATTGGATGTATAAACAAAATATAGTTAAATCTATAATATTAAATAGATTAAATATAACACCAAATAAAATATATGCTAGAAAAACTATAATTAAAGAAATATTAGACAACAAATTAGTTAGAGAATTCTTAAATAAGAATCATATACAAGGTTTTGTTGGTTCCAAAATTAAAATAGGATTATTTTATGATAATGAATTAGTTAGTTTGATGACTTTTGGAAATAGACGGGTCACAATGGGTAAGAAATCAACTAATGAAAGTGAGTATGAATTACTTAGATTTTGTAATAAATTAAATACAAATATTGTTGGTGGTTCTAGTAAATTATTTAATTATTTTATTGATCATTATAAACCAGAAGAAATAACTACATATGCAGATAGAAGTTTTAGTCAAGGTAAATTGTATGAAACGTTAGGCTTTAAATTTATTGGAAAAACTCAACCAAATTATTATTATATAATTGATGGATTAAGACATTATAGATTTAATTTTAGAAAAAATTTGTTGGTTGAACATGGATATGATTCAAATAAAACTGAGCATGAAATAATGCTAGAAAGAAAAATTTTTAGAATATATGATTCTGGAAATTTAAAATATAATTTTAAAAAATGTTAAAAAATATAATAAAAAGTATAATTTATTTTATAATTCAATTAATAGAAAGATATGAATTCAGAAATTTTAATCTTAACGAAGATGATATATTAAAGAAATTTGTTAATACTATTTTTCTAGATCAGGAATTATTAGTTGAAACTGATTATGGAATTGTTACAGTAAATGAAATTAATATAACTCAACCGTTTCAGAGATATAGATTAGAGTTAGAGAATGGATTATGGTTTGAAGGTGCTGATACACATATATTGTTTTGTAAAGATCATGAACCAAAAATGTTAGTTAATTTAACTAATGATGATTATATTTTAACTAAACAAGGTTTAAGTAGAGTTAAATCAGTAAAAAAAATGTATGGTAAAGCAAGTATGTTTGATTTATCTATTAATGCGCCAGAAATGAGTTATTATACAAACGATATATTATCACATAATACAGTTTCTGCGTCAATTGTTATGATACATTTTGTTTTATTTAATGATGATAAAGGTGTTATGATTGTGGCGAATAAAGGAAAGACTGTAAAAGA